CTCGAAGAGCAGCATCAAGGCGTTCGAGTACGGGTTGAGCGGCGCCGCCGTCGTGGCCTCGCCCACGGTCTACCGGCACACCCTCACCCACCAGCAGACGGGGTGGCTCGCGTCCACCGCCGGGGAGTGGGAGACGGGGCTGCGCTACCTGCTGGACGCCCCCGCCGAACGGGACCGGCTGGCCCGGGCGCTGGCCGCGGACGTGGCCGGCCGCTTCGCCCTGAAGCGGCACTACTGGAAGTGGCCGGCGGCCTGGAACCGGCTCTGGAAGGGGCAGACGTGAGTCGACCGGCGTCCGAGGCGGAAGACGTCCTGCTCACCCGGCGCCCGCTGGGCGTCACGGGCGAGGTGGCCGGCAAGGTGGTGGACAAGCCCCCGCGGTGCGAGGCGTGCCAGCGTCCTATCGGCGAGTACGCCGCCCGGCCGTGGAGCCTGAAGTGCCGCCACTGCAAGACGGAGACGCGCGCCTATTGACGCCCTCCGGGGGCGCACGTATCATCCACGCAGTCGCGTAGCGTCGCACCACGGGCGGACTCTCTAGCGGTCCCGGTGCCGGCATTGCCGGAGAGGGGCCGTTTTTGGTGTCTGGCGCACTCGCCTACGGCGCACCCCAGCGGATCACCGAGGTCAAGGCCGCCGACGACGGCTGGGAGGTGGCGGGCTACGCCTCCACCTGGGACCGCGACCTGGGCGACGACGTCGTCCACCCCGGCGCCTTCAAGGCGTCCTTGGAGAGCGGCGCCAAGGTCCGGTTCCTCTACGCCCACGACGCCGCCCAGCCCCTGGGCCGGCCGCTGGAGCTGCGGGAGGACGGCACCGGGCTGTTCGGGCGCTTCCGCATCAGCAAGACCCGGCTCGGGCAGGACGTCCACACCCTGCTGGCGGACGGCGCCCTCGATAGCTTCAGCATCGGCTTCATCCCCCGGGACTTCGACCGGGACGAGAAGGCCGGCACCCGCAACCTGAAGGCGGTTGAACTTTTGGAGTGCTCGCTGGTGAGCCTCCCGATGCAGCCGCGGGCCACCGTCACCGGGTTCAAGGAGCAGGACTTCGGCCTCCTCTCGCTCGAGGCCCTGCTCGCGCACTACGAGCACTCCCGCATCGGCACGCTCGGCCAGGCGAAAGCCATCGCCGAGCGCCGCCTGGGCGAGGGGCGGAAGCTCTCCGACCAGGCCCTGGCCACCCTGGAGCGCCTGCGCGCCCTCGCCGAGGACGACGCGGCCGAGCTGCTCCGGCTCGCCACCACCCCGCCCACCGTTGCCGAGAAGCCCGCCGAGACCGACGACCCGGCGCCAGTGAAAACGGCCGGTCTGGTTGACGCCCACCTGCGCCGAGCCCGCCTGCGGGAACTCGGCCGCCTGTATGGAGTAGCCATTCCATGACCGCCACCGTGACCGAACTCGGCCCCAACATGAGCCTGGAGGACAAGCGCAAGGAGGCCAAGGGCCGCCTGGAGGAGGCCTCCGGCATCGAGCAGCGCGCGCTGGCCCCCGGGGCCGCGCCGCTCGCCGGCGCCGACCTCGAGCGGGTGAAGCACCTCCTGGAGGAGGCCGACCGGCTCCACGCCTGGATCCAGGCGGACGAGGAGCGCCTCGGCCTGGTGGAGAAGACGCAGGAGCTGCTCGCCCACTACAGCAAGCCGGTCTACCCGGCGCAGCCGGCGCAGGGCGGGACGAAGCACCGGCTCGTGACGCCGGGCGAGCAGTTCCTGCGCAGCCTGCAGTACCGGGAGGTCAAGGACGGCGGCCTCTTGAACTCCAGCCTCAACCGCCTGGAGTTCAACGTCCCGCTGGCCGACGGCACCTCGCTGCTGGAATGGAAGGCCACCCTCGCCTCCACCGGCAGCAGCGGCGGCGGGGCGCTGGTGCCCACGGACGTGCGCAGCACCGTCGTGGACATCCTGCCCAAGCTCATCAGCGTGCTCGACCTGATCCCACGGGTGTCCACCACCTCGGACGCCATCGAGTACATCCAGCAGACCACGCGCAGCCTGAACGTCTCGTTCGTCGCGGAGGCCACCGGCAGCGCGCTGACCGGCACCGACGGGCGCAAGCCGGAGTCCTCGCTGGTCTACGCCAACGTGACCGCCTACGTGCGCACGGCGGCGCACTGGCTGCCGGTGACCAACCGGATGCTGGCGGATGCCCCCTTCATCCGGGGGGTGATCGACACCCAGATGCTCGACGGGGTGCGGGAGGAGGTGTCCCGCCAGGTGCTCGCCGGGGACGGGACGGGCGAGAACCTGCTCGGCATCCTGAACACGCCGAACGTGCAGACGTTCGCCAAGGGCGCCCTCAACGAGGTGGACGCGCTGTTCCACGCCCGCACCCTGATCCGGACGGGGAGCAAGCTGGCGCCCACCGGCATCGTGATGAACCCGGTGGACTACGAGCAGGTCCGCCTCCTGCGGGAGAACGCCGCGAGCGCCACCCTGGGGCAGTACCTGATGGCCCCCCCCAACACGCTCGGCGTGCCCACGACGTGGGGCATCCCCATCGTGGAGGACGAGAACATCCCGGTCAACACGGTGCTCGTCGGCGCCTTCGCCCAGGGCGCCACCATCGCCGACCGGGAGCAGGCCAGCATCCGCGTCGGGTTAGTCAATGACCAGTTTGTGCGGAACCAACAGACCATCCTCGCGGAGGCCCGGGTCGCCCTGATCGTCTGGCGCCCGGCCGCGTTCTGCTCGATCACCGCGTACTAGCGTGCCCCTGCTCTCCGAGAAGATGCGGAAGGTCTACGAGGACAAAGCCATGAGCAGCCAGAAGCCCTCCCAGACGCCGCCGCCGGGGGGCTCGGGGGGTACTGCCCCCAGCCCCACCCCGGCCCCTCCGGCGACGGCTCCCAGCACCGCCCCGCCGACGCCTCCCGAGCCGGTCGTGCCCGACGAGTCGCCCGACGCCGAGTACGGCACCATGCACGGGAAGCCCCGGCCCTCGGAGGCCGAGCTGGCCGCCGAGCGCGAGCGCGTCCGGCGGGAGGCGGAAGAAGCGGGCCAGGTGCGCCCCCCGAAGCAGCCCCCCCTCTCGGACACCGGCGCGAAGCCCGCCCGCTAACCCGAGATGGCCTACGCCCTCGTCGAGGAGCTGCGCCAGGTGCTCGATATCCCGCCGGAGGACACGTCCACTGACGTCGACCTCCAGCGGGCGCTCGACGCCGGCGCCCAGTGGATCGAGTGGTTCACCGGGCGCTCGTTCGGCGCGGCCGGCGCCGCCCAGGCCAAGACCTGGGCGGCGACCACCTACGACGTGGTGCCCCTGGTCGACCTGCAGGACGCGGCGCCGCTGGTGGAGGTGGACACCGCCGGCGACCGCACGTTCGCCACGGCGCTCGTGCCCGCGCAGTACCAGCTCGAGCCCCTCAGCGGCCCCCCGTTCGACACCCTGCGCGCCTGGCCCACGCCCCCCACCGGCACCGACGCGGTCTGCTTCGAGCCGGGGCAGCTGGTCAAGGTCACCGGGGTCTACGGCTACGCCGACGCCCGGGGCCGCACCCCCGCGTCCGTGGCGGAAGCGAACCTCCTGCTCGGCGCCCGCTGGTACAAGCGGCGGGAGGCGCCCTTCCAGCTCGTGCAGCAGCCGGAGTTGGACGCCTACGCCCGGGTGGGCAGCCAGGACACCGACGTGCTGCAGCTGCTCTTCCCGCTGTCCCGGCCGGGGTCGCCGGGCGCCGCGCTGGCGGCCTCCCAGCTCGCCGACGCCGGCACCCCCTACGGCGCCGCCTGGGTGATGGTCTGATGCCGGTCACCCTGCACTTGGAAGGCGCCGACCGGCTGGAGGCGGCCTTACGCCGCAGCCCGCAGGTGGTCGCCACGGAGCAGGTGCGGGCCATGACCCGGAGCCTGTTGCTGGTGGAGGCGGATGCCCGGCGCAACGTCCGGCAGGACACCCGCCAGCTCATGAACTCCATCACCCACCGGCAGCGGATGGCCGGCGAGACGCTGGTGGGCGAGGTGGGCCCCTCGGTGCGCTATGGCGCCTACGTGGAGCGGGGCAGCCGCCCGCACTGGCCCCCCCGGGCGCCCCTCGAGGGCTGGGCCCGGCGCCACGGGGTCTCCGTCTTCGTGGTGCAGCGGGCCATCGCCCGCCGCGGGACGCGCGCCCGGCCGTTCCTGGTCCCGGCCTACGAGAAGAACCGGGACGCCATCGTGCGCCTCTTCGCCGCCGCCGGCGCCCGGGTGACGGCCACCCTGGCTACCCTGAGCGGGGGCCACGCATGAGTTCCCTGCACGAGCTGCGGGACGGGCTGCGCCGCCGGGCGGAGACGGTGGGGGGGCTGCGCTGCTACGCGGAGATGCACCCGAAGCCGGAGCCCCCGGCCTTCTGCGTCAACGGCCCCATCCGCTGGACGTACGACGAGACCTTCGACGGCACCTGGCGCCCGGTGTTCGAGTGCTGGGTCCTCGTCAACCCCGCCGACCTGTACCGGGCCCAGCAGGCCCTGGACACCTACATGGCCCCCACGGGCCCGAAGAGCATTCCCGCCGCCCTCTACGGCGACACGACCCTTGACGGCGCCGCGCACGACGTCCGGGTCTTAGGCGGTAGCCGCCCCCCCGGGGTGGTGGAGACCGCCGGCGGGCAGCTGCTCGGCTGGGCCGTGGAGGTCGAGGTCACGGCCCAGTAGCCATGGAGACGCCGCTCCTGACCGTGATCGTCCCCACCGTGGGGCGCCCCTCCCTGGCCCGCACGGTGCGCTCCCTGCTCAAGCAGGGCGACTGGCTGCCCTGGGAGGCCGTCCTCGTCGGCGACACCTTCGCCGGCACCTGGGCGGAGCAGCTCCCCCTGGCCCGCACCCTGGCCGCGCAGCACCCCGAGCGCCTGCGCTACGTCGAGCACGACGGCGGGCTGCACGCCTGGGGCCACCCGCAGCGCAACTTCGGCGCCACCGTCGCCCGCGGCCGGTGGCTGGCCTGGCTCGGCGACGACGACGTGTACCTGCCCGGCGCCTTCGAGACCCTCGGCCGCGCGCTGCGGCGCCAGGAGGACGACCCCCGGGTGCTGCTCTTCCGCTGGATCGCCCCGTGGAAGCAGGTGCTCTGGCACCCCGCCGGCGTGCTCCAGGAGGGCCTGGTCGACGCCGAGTGCATCGTCTGCCCCAACGTCCCGGCGAAGCTGGGCACGTGGAACGCGGCGCGCTACCAGGGCGACTTCGACTTCATCAAGGAGACGACGGACTTCTGGAACGGCCCGGACCGGCTCATCTGGCAGCCGGAGGTGATCGCCCAGGCCCAGCCCACCGAGGGCGAGGACTGGACGCTGGGGGGCCGGGAGGCGCCGCCCCTGCCGGCGCGGATCGAGGTGCGGGGCGTCGCCGTGCCGGTGGTGGTGGCGGCGTGATGCACCCCGAGGCGCGCGCGTTCGTGGCCGGGGTGGCGCCGCGGGCCGGGGCCCGGTGGGTGGTCGAGCTGGGCGCCCGCGACCTCAACGGCACCGTGCGCGACCTGTTCCCCAGCGCCCGGGGCTACACCGGCGTCGACCTGGTGGCCGGCCCGGGGGTGGACGTGGTGGCGGACGCCGCCGACTGGCGGCCCGACCGGGCGCCCGACCTGGTGGTGTGCTGCGAGGTGCTGGAGCACACCCCCCGGCCCGAGGCGGTGGTGCGCAACGCGGCGGCGATGCTCGCCCCCGGCGGCCGGCTGGTGGTGACCGCGGCCGCCCCGCCCCGGGCCGCCCACAGCGCCGTCGACGGCGGCCCGCTGCGCCCCGGGGAGTACTACCGCAACGTCCCCGACGACGAGCTGCGCGCGTGGCTGCGGGGCGCCGGGTTCGCCTGCGAGGCGCTCGAGTCGCACCCCGACCGGGGCGACGTCTACGCCCTGGCGCGGAAGGGGGCGCGGTGAGACTCCTCTTGGTGCATGGGGGGGCCGTGTGGGCCACGCACGACGTGCACACGGGGCTCTTGGCCGGATTGCGGGCCGGGGGCCATGAGGTGGTCGAGTACGCGCTCGGCGGGCGACTGGGCGAGGCCGACCGTCGGCTCAAGGCCCTGCGGCGCTGGCACCGGCGGCACCGCGGGCCGCTCGCGCAGGTGCGGCCCTCCGAGGCCGACGTGCAGTACGAGGCCAGCAAGGACGTGGTGGAGCGGGCGCTCTGGCACGACGTGGACGGGGTGGTCGTGGTCTGCGCCGCCTACTTCCACCCCGACGCGGCCGTCCTCTGCCGGCGGGCCCGGCTCCCGCTGGCCGTGGTCTTCACCGAGTCGCCCTACGACGACGCCCAGCAGGCGAAGGCGGCCCCCCTCTTCGACGTCTGCTTCACCAACGAGCGCGCCAGCGTCGCCGCCCTGCGGGAGGCGAACCCGAACACCCACTACCTGCCCATGGGCTACGACCCGGCGCAGCACGGCCCCCGGCTGCACGGCGAGGCCCCGGCCCACGATGTCGTGTTCGTGGGGACGGGGTTCGCCTCCCGCACCGAACTGCTCGTCGGCGTCGACTGGACGGGCATCGACCTGGGGCTGTACGGCGCGTGGGGCCACGTCGACCCGGGCCACCCGCTGGCGCCCTACGTCCACGACGGGCTGGTGGAGAACGCCCAGACCGGGGCGCTCTACCGGAAGGCGAGGATCGGACTGAACCTCTACCGCGACCCCGCGGGTGCCCCGGCGGAGAGCCTCAACCCCCGGGCCTACGAGCTGGCGGCGGACGGGGTGTTCACCCTCAGCCACGCCCGGGCCGAGGTGGGCGAGCGGTTCGGGGGCCTCGTCCCCACCTTCACGACCCCCGAGGAGTTGGAGCGCCGCCTGCGCCGCTACCTGGAGGAGGACACCGGGCCGACCCGCGCGGTGCTGCCCGCGCACGTCGCCGAAGACACCTACCACCACCGCGCCGCCCAGCTGGTGGCGCACCTGAGCTGAGCGCGGCATACCGCAACAAGGGAGCAAGTCAGTGCCGATTTATCACGGAAGGGACGGCGTCCTGTACGCCTCCAGCAGCGCCACGACGGTCGCCTCGCGGGTGCTCACGCTCACCGCCTGGACCGCCGACCGCTCCGGCGAGCGCACGGACGTGACCAACTTCGACAGCACGAACCAGGAGGAGATGCTGGGCTGGCCCGCGCTGCGCGGCACCTACGAGGGGTACTGGAACACCGACGAGACCAAGCTGTTCGCGGCGTCGCAGTCCCCCGACGGGTGCAAGCTGTACCTGTACCCGACCGCCCGGGCGCCCTCCAAGTACATCTCCATGCTGGCCTGGCTGGACGCCTCAATCGAGACCCGGGTGGACGGCGTGACCCGGGTGCGGGGCTCGTTCAGCGCCTACGGCAACCAGGCCACTCTCAACCTGTAATGGTCGAGTCAGGCCAGCGCGTCCAGCCGCCGGGTGATGACCACCCGGGGGTCGCCTTGGCTCCGGTAGTCGTGGATGAGGGTGAACCCCGAGGCGTCCTTGGCGACCTCGAACTCCAGCTCGCCCTCGACCGACTCGCCCCGGCGCAGCGTCCCGTGGTCGAGCCCGTGGGGCAGCGACGGCGTGCCCGCCCAGACCCGGTATTCGTAGCCCTCGCGGCTGCGCACCCGGAAGTCGAGGTAGTCGTAGAGCCCCGCGCCCTTCGTCCCTGGGGCGACGTTGACCCGCACCCGCAGGAGGTTCTTCCCGGCGGGCGCGACCCGCGACTCCACCCGCTCGACCGACAGCGCCGTCACTTGGAGGGCCATGCTCGCCGCGGGGACGCCCAGGTCATGCGTCGGGGCGACGGCGCCTGGTGGTGGGACGAGGCTGGTCCCGGCGGTCCCGGCGTCGGGCTCCCAGGCGAAGCGCTGGGTGTTGAGTCGCTCCGCGAGCCCGTCCGGGCCGTTGATCCACGTCCGGTAGCCGTCGGTGAACGCCGTCCAGTTGTCGGCCTTGCGCCACACCATCTGGCCGGTCGTCGTGCGCTGCGTCTGGTCGCCGCCGAACGTCGGGCGCTGCTGGTCGGCGCACGCCCCGGCCTGGGGACCGAGCAGGCGCGCCAGTTCGGCGAAGCCCAGGCGGAACTCGCAGCCCGGCGGCGTCTGGGCGTGGGCGGGCGCGGCGCGGCCGGCGAGCAGACTCGCGGCGAGGCCGGCGGCGAGGCCGGCGTGGCGCAGGGACGTCATCTTCATGTCCCGACTATGAGTCGCCCCGCCGCCGTCGTGTTGCGCTCCGGTGGCCCCCGTACGGCTTTGTACGCCCCGGTTCGGATCTGTTCGCCCCTTCCAGGAGGCCGCCCATGACACAAAACGGCACCGCGAACGGCGCTGTACACCGCTCCCGCTTCGCCGACGGCTCGGCGGACCGGCTGCCGCTGTCGGACGGGGACTGGGTGCTGGTGCGGCGGGAGCTGACCTTCGGCCAGCAGCGGCGCCTGGCCGGCGCGGGCCTGGCCGGCTACGACGCGGCCGCCCTGGAGGGGGCGCGCCTGAAGGTCGACGTGGCCGCCTTCGACATCGAGAAGCTGGTCACCTGGGTCATGGACTGGTCGTTCCGGGACGGGGACGGCGCGCCCGTGGCCGTCTCTCGGGAGACCATCGAGGGGCTGACCCCCGAGACGGCGGCGGAGATCGGCGACGCGCTGGACGCCCACATCGAGGCGCAGGACGCAAAAAAAGCCCCGGGGGCGAGTGGGACCGGCAGACCCGCAGCGACCTCGTCGTCTGCAAGACCTTCGGCTGGAGCTGGGCCGACCTGATGGCCACCCCCGCCGACGTGGTCGCCTGCGCCGTGGCCTTGCTGAACGAGGCCGCCGACGCCGGGGCGCCCTCCCAGGAGTGGCCGGCCGACTGAGATGCCCAGCACCGATCTGACCATCGTCATCGAGGCCCAGGATCGGGCGTCCGCGCAGCTCCGGGCGCTCGGCGGCGACGTGCAGCGCCTCGAGCGCCAGGTGGAGGGTGTGCAGCGCACCACCCGTGGCTCCGGCGGCCTGCTCGGCGGGCTCTCCCTGGGCGCGGGGTTCGCCGCCGTGCAGGGCGCCCTCGGCGGGCTCCAGGGGCTCTTCGACGCCATCGGCGAGTCCGTCGTCGGGATGAACTCCCGCCTGGAGCAGACGCAGACCACCTTCCGCGCCCTGACCGGCTCCGTGGGCGCCGCGGCCGCCACCGTGGCGGCCCTGCGCAAGGAGGCGGCCACCTCCCCCTTCTCCGACGCCGAGACGCTCGCCGCCGGGCGGGCCCTCATCACCGTGGCGGACGGCTCGACCGAGTCCCTCATCCACCTCGTGCAGGTGGCCGAGCAGCTCGCCGCGGTGGACCCGGCCCAGGGGCTGGAGGGCGCCTCGTCGGCCCTGCGGGAGGCGGTGTCCGGGGACTTCCAGAGCATCGCCGAGCGGTTCGAGCTGTCCCGCCAGTCGATCCAGAAGTTCCGCGACCAGGGCCTGAGCAACCTGCAGGCGGTGGAGGCGGAGCTGCAGCGCCTGGGGGTCAGCTCCCGGCTGGTGGAGCAGCTCGGGCAGACCTTCGAGGGGCGCCGCAGCACCATCGTCTCCTTCTTCGACGAGCTGCGCCAGCGCCTGGGCGCCGGCATCTTCGAGCGCATCTCCGACGCCTTCGGGCACATGGTCAACCTGATCGCCGAGCACGGCGACCGCCTGCGCCAGCTGGCCACGAACATCGGCCAGGCCATCGGCGCCATCCTCGAGCGCGTGGCGGCGGCCACCGTGGGCCCGCTCCAGGCCCTCGTGGAGGCGTTCGCCC